GTACCTTGGCGGTCAATTTGATATTCGCTCTCTACACCGAGGTCCATAAGCTTTACGGTAGCCGCTGCGTCAGCACTGAAGATCAAGCCCTTGAGGGCTGAGAAGTCAGCTTTGTACGCGCTTGCGCGGGTAGAAGTAAGCGGATTAGGTGTAAGGCTAGTGGTGCTTTCATCGGTTGTCGGCATGTGGTTAGACATGACAATCTGAATACCACCAATTACTGGTGCTGTTGCAGTTGCCTGTGAACCAGTACCACCAATGTCGCGGTTCATGTAACCAAGGCTACCAACCGTTTGACCAGCACCGAACAGTTTGTAGTAATGCGCTGGGGGCAGTACACAAATCTTGTCACCAGTGATGTCTTTGGTATCGAACTCTTCCAAGGCTGCGTAGATAGCAGCAACGAAATCGTTACCTGATGCGGCAGAGTTGCCCACAGTTACATTGTTAGTGAACACTTCACCATCAAAGGTAGTCAAGCCAGCGGCTGCTGCCTCAGAAGCATCGTTGATAAGGGCTGCACGGGCAATGATCTTAGCAACATTTTTATCTGCTGTGTTTGCCAGAGCCATACCAGCTTCTTTGGAGTAAATGCTACGCACATCAAAATGCGTCATAGCTTCATCGATGTTTGCAATGAACTGAGTTGAGATCAAGAGATCGTCAACGGTTACAGTGCGCTCACCTTTCTTGATGATATCGCCTTGGATCAATTCCCCAGGACTATGGTACTTTGCCGAGGCGGTTCCCGTCATGGGGAAAGCAGCCGATTTTCCATTGGAGATCGTGCGTGTGCGGTGGAGAGGCATAAAGATATTGCGCTCTTCAAATGCTGTGAGAACTTCACCCGCATACAGTTTAAGGAATAATGAGCGAACATCGCCAGAAGCGTTCTGTTGCCCAATTCGTGAGACCGTTTGGTCTGTAGGAAATGCCATTTTATTTTAACTTTCGTGTGTGTTTTGTTGATTTAAAATCTAATCAGCAGCGCACACCACATCTTTCACCAAGGTTGTCCTCCGCAGAGGGCCAAGATTATTCGGTGGGATGTATATAGCTTTTTAGGGTCGGCAAAAGTTTACAGTGTAAACTCTCACCTATTTAGAATACCGAGCTACGTGCTAATCGATCTTGCACGGTTTGGCGGTATGCGGGGTCTCGCCCATACCTTGGGTCACCCATAGCTGCTGTCAGTTCAGCTACAGAATTAAAGGCCCCTGAGGATGTACTAGCTGCTTGCCCTGAGATCAGGGAAGGCTCTGTGCCAGTTTCCATACGGTATTGGGCATGAAGGCCTTGGATGGCTAACTTGGCAGCATTAGGATCGCTACCATCAATAGCATTATTATAAGCTCCAACTGCTTGCTCCGATAAATTTTGGGCAGCCCACTCGACCATGCCAGTGTAGTTTTCTTCACCACCCACAAGGCCAAAGGCATCATTTCGTACATTGTTTGCAACAGCCATTTGACCGTCGATAAACGCATCAACAACATTAGATGGGATACCCGCATCTGCTAGTTTCTGGTACGTGTCTTCTGTTAAGCCACCTTGCTCAGAGAACTCAGTAGTCATGTCATCGAAGTTTAGGCCAAGGCCTTCAACGGCATCCCGTGCTTCTGAAAGCTCCTCAGGAGCCTCACCAGCTTGTCCATCATCGGGGTTAGCCATTTTGTTTTCTAGTTGTGAATAGGCTTTCGCCATATCCTCTGCCGAATTGAATTTCTCAGGGAGCCAATCTGGTCGGCCCTCCTGAGTTTCTGTATTCGACAGGTTGTCAGCTTTCTTAACCATCTCATTTACATGAGCTTGGCTCTCCGCTGGTTGGGGTTGGTATGTGTTTAAAGTTTCAGCCATTTACCACTGTCTATTGTTGAGGCTGTTCTGCTGGGGGTTGCTCTGCCATACCCTTTGCGAGTTGTGGAGCGGCCCGTTCAGCCATCTTAGCCATTGTTTGTTGTTGCATCATTTCTTGTTGCTGCTGTTGGCCTTGAGCCATTTGTTCCTCAGTCTTTATGAGACCGCCCGTATCGATGCCCAATGAAGCCGCTAGGCGGTCAATGTAATCACCAACATTCATGTACTGCTGTATAACCTCTGGGCCTAAGGGCTGAAGGTATGACAACATCTGAGCTAGTTTGTTAAGGTCCTGTCCACGTCCGAGGGCTTCAATGCCTGTGACAATCTTTGGCTTAATACTATCCTTGGGCATCTTTGGCATTTTGCCAGCAGCCTCAAGGCGATTGAGGAGTAACTTAACAAGGGGGAGTTGGAACTCTTGGCTCAATATGGAATAGACACCACCGAGGGCGCTTTCCAATTCCTGTGCCATAAACCTAACCTCTTCCGCTGTAACTCTTTCCGCATTTCTTTGGACTGAGCTATTCAATAGGAAGGCAAACGACAGGCGTTCTGTTATCTGGCCTGAGGTTTCTAGGGCAACCCTAAAGTCGTTAAACTTGTTGACCTGTAGGGTAGACACATCTTGAGCGTTGCCTTGTACAATAGCACCATTGGGGCTTTCAGCTAAGACACGGGCCTTAGTTGTACCGTTGGGTGCTACCATAAATAGGACTTTTGCAGAGGCGGCAGAGCCTTCAACGATGGCCTGTGTAAGGGCTTCTAAGCTCTTTAGGTCACCAATGTATTCCTCTACGAAACCACGCCCATAATCTTCACCGTCAATACGGTTAAGGCGTAGTGGTATAAATGGGTTTTTGTCTTCTGGGTACGATCCTGTTGTACCCTCAATAATTTCACCCATAACCTCTTGGTGAATATCCCAACCTTTATAGGTCTTCTTCACACAGGTATATAGGTCAATGTTTTTAGCCGCATCACCATCGTTTTTAATAATCTCTTGGGCTGGCTTGGGAAGCATCATAGGACTGACGCTTTCCTTTGTAATAATCTCAAGCACATTACCCATGTAATCACGCTTAACAACGTAACGATCTAAGCGGTAGAATTTTACAGAACCCTTTTTGGGCATATAAAGTAACCCATTACCACTAACTATTAAATGTTTTAAAAGTTCAAATGTTGGGACACGCAGGGCTAGATGTTCTATCTCTCCCATCCCTGTTCTTTCGATACGTGCAAGGGCCTCTTCTACTGCGCCCCGTGCCTCAGGACCCGCAACCTCTAAGATGTCAAAGTCATCTATGGTTAATCGGAAAAAGGGGGCATTGGGTGGAAGCAGGGCCATAAGTAGTTTTGAGGCTAAATTATTTACACCTCTTGCACCTACCGCTTGGTAGGGAGTTTCATAAATTGAACTGTCGCTATGCCCCTCAGGGGGGACAAGTGAGGGAATTGTTAATTTTGAGGCGTCACGCGCCCGTCTTAGATAACTCTCTCTTGTTGTCATAAGATGGGCATAGCGACTAGCTACTGATTGGTTTTGATCACTATACACCATTTATTCCCTTAACCCGTTGAGATATTAAGGGACTTACCAGTGAGGCCAGCCGTACCAACAGCATTACCTTTGGAGCCAGTGGCTACACGTAAACCACGTTTACCTTTACTTTTCTTTTTTGACTTATCAGATGCTGAATCCACGTCTGCTAATTCAATATCTGGATTGTTATTTTTCGGACCCGCTGCCGCTTTAGCGACTACCTTTTGCTCAGGCATCTTAGGTGCTTTTGGCATACACATTTTGTGTCACTCTTTCTCTATTTCTAATAGTTCATCGATCTTATCTAAGACCAGTTGACTTCCGACAAGTTTCCCAAGCTGAAAGCTAGTAAGCTCTGCTCTAGGGATACTATCTATAAATATTTGCTTTAACTCATACCTGAGTACTTTAGCGTTATTAAGCTTTTGGCTCTCAATAGTTGTAATATCCATTCGTTTACCGATAGTGTCCTTTATTAAATGGTTGAATTTGTTGATGCGCCCAGACCCCAATTAAGAAGCCTAGGCACACCCCTAGTACGGCCCCTAAGAGCCACCAGAAAAACATTGTCATTTGATTGGGCAAGCACCTGTTGCACAGCCTTCATCCTCAAACTCTTCAAGGGTGTTAGCTGCATCGATGTCGATGGGTCTTAGTGTTGCACTGTACTCATCAAACTGCTCTTTGGTCACAACTTCCTGTGGAAGATAAGGATACCCTAGGTCTTCCGCTGTCTTGGTAGGATCGTTGCGGTAGATGAAACTCACACCTACATAGCTGTCCCAGTTCTTACGAAGCCAGTGAATGATACTAGGCACTTCATCAGGATCATAGGATATTGTTACTGAACAATTATGATCAACGTAGTAGGTCACCATTTTCTTGTACCGTTCTAGCTGGTCAAGCGCAGTCTCCATGTTGACCTCTTTACCATCTACATTAGTGAACTCGACATTATCGTAAGACACAGGGAAGGTAGCAAGCACAGCATCATCGCTATAAGGATCAGTCCAAACCCTGTAATTACCCTCTTTGAGTAGTTCCACAAGTGGATCATGTTTGCTAAACCTCACATTGTTAAATATGTACTTACCCAAGGGCTTATGCACACCCTCTGTGGTTGACATAATCTTTGAAAGGGTTCCACTTGGTTTAACGGTTGTAACAGCCTTAGAGCGTGGCAGCTTTAGTTCATCAGCCATAGAGTGTGCGCCTGACTGTGCGGCCTGTCGTAACATCTGTAGGTGATGACCGCTCTCATGGTGTTCCCATGTCACAATGCCTGTTAAGCCCACACCTGTAAGTCTAAGGAACTCATTAAGCTCATGCCATGACCTTTGAAGGATGCCATCGTCTAGGTTCACACAGGTCTGTCGGTAGTTTGCACGGGCCAATAACCACAAGGCATATTTGGTATCTGTTAAGGACCAACCGTTAACTTTGTTTAGGTCAAACTCTACTAAGTTGCAAAAATTTGCATTACCTAAAAGTATCTCTGCACAAGGATTTACGCCAGCAAACCAAGGCGCACGTTTCTGTGCTGCCTCTGCATTTATGAAGGCTGGCTCCGATCCCCCAGCGTCCTCCATGATCTTAAAGATATCCTCAAGTTCCCCTAGGCTTGGTTTCTTCCAGAACAATAGTGAGTTGTTGGACTGCGCTCTCTGTGGGTTGTCGATCCAGTGGTCTTTCTTGGCCCTAGCAAACTGCTGCCACTCGGCTGAACCATAAGGCATAAGGGCAATCTCAGCACTACGGCGGCTGGACAGGCAAGTACCTAACCAGTTCATCACGTCCAAGATATCCATGCGTGTTAAGAGTTGCCCAGCGCGTTTGTTCAGTAGCTCTGCAATAGCTTTGAAGGCTACAGAGATTGTTGCATCCCCAGAACTAATCCAACCATAACCCGACAAGCGTTCCCCCGCTGGTCTGATTTGGGTGAAGTCTAGGATAACCTTCTTTACAGGCTTCTTCATTGCTAAGAGCTTACCAACACTCTTAGCCCAAGCCTCTGCACTATCTCCGACTTCCAGACGCCAGCTATCGCCAGCATAGTGTTCATTGTTATGATCATAACCACGGGTGTCTCTGGTTGATCGTATGACTTCGATCTGTACAGGCTTAGTAAAGCCATTGAGGTTACCAGTGATTGGTTCAAAGCCTACGCCACAGCCTTGTAGGAGAAGCCAGAAGCCGTCAACTACGTTGTGGATGGTCTCTACTCTAGCAAAGCTACAGTTGAACTGTGAGGCCTCTCTGTGCTTGGCTACGTCAGTACCTCCCAGCCATAGTGTACGGCCTGATACCAAACCAATACGCTTAATGAATAAGTCCCGTAGTTGCTCTAGCTCTGATTGTTCGTATAAGTTAAGCTTACCATCTTTTGCACGTTCCCATAGCCATTGCTGGTGGTGGATGACACGATCAATCGTATCCTCCCAAGTCTCAAACTTAGTACCTTCCTTGTTTAAAGGGCGGTTGTATGTTCTGCGCGTAATCACCTGTGCGCGTGTGTCTGTAGTCATCTATTATCTCCGCTACCTTTAAGGACGCCACGATCTTTTCGGGACGCTAGTTTATCGATGTTGCCTATTGCTACTTTGCTTAGTGGTGAACCCAACATGGTTGACAGTTCTGCTACAAACCAGAGAACATCCCCCAGTTCATCCAACACTGCTTCTTTGGGGAACTCACCGTCTTTGCGGTAGTACTTGGCTACCTTACCTGAGACCTCACCAACCTCAGAAGCCAGTCCAGTGATCAGGTATTCTAAGGATTTATTTACAGGGTATATGGCTGTCTTGTGCGCCCTGTTCTGGTAGTCATTAAGGGTGAGCGCGGGGGCTATGTGATCTTGGTGAATTGTAGTACCCACAGGCTCTTTGTTGAACGCTTTTTCTATTTTACTTATATTCCATTTAGCCAAGTCTAACTCTCCATTAAGGCTGTCCAGCTACACGGGAATAATCCCCTCATAACTTCACTGATTTGATCTGCTATTTCTCTAGTCTCTGCTTGAGCATCAGGCTTACAACGCAGTCGGGCCATGTCAGCCCAAGCATCTAAGGACCCAGACCACCACCACTCAGTGTAGGTGGATTGGGGTAAGATGCCCCTCGCCTGTTCTGGGCAAACACCCTCTTTTAATAGGTGATTGTAGACCCCAAGGATGACGTTGTGGGTTGTACTGATATGCACACCCTTAATCTCTTCATCACTACTACCCTGCTTGACGTTAGCAGCCCTGCCTCTCCAAACCTCAGGCTCATAGAACTCAGGCTCACTGTCCACGTATCTACGGCTGATGGTATTGGCTCTCAAAAACTTATGCTTGAGAAGCTGTGCATGAACGTAGATGGGTGCTTTGACGTAAAAGCTGGCAAAGGAATGACCGAATGGTGACGTGTGCTTATGCTTGGCTAGGTATTTTATAAGCCTACTGTCGGCTGGAAGCAGTGGTTCATAGTGATCATCACGCCAATCAGGGTTCCATTCAGACTGCTTACCAAAGGACACCCTAGCTGCATTACAAACAGTGAGATCATCACCCATTGAATTAAGCAATTTTACTTCGATGATCTTGCTCCTATGTTGCTGCTAACTTTTCGCTCCACCAACTCATCAAACCCACCAATGTACTCACCAGTGGGGCTGAAGATTTGAGGGACTGTCTTATGACCCGCTTGACCCATGAGGGTCTTGAGCCAAGGAAGCTCATCGATGTCATAAACTTTGACGGTTCGCTCTGTGGTCTGAAGGTGAATGATTGCCTTGCGGCAGTACCGACAACCAGCTTGACTGATAAGGGTGAAGCTCATTCTTGATCACCCCCACGCATCTCTTTGACCAACAGGTTCAAGTACCACTGAGCTTTCTCAAGGTCCTCGACAGGATGACCCTTGTATCTGTACCTATGAAGGTACTTCTTAGCTGCACCTTCCAAGTACCCACAGAACATAATCGGGGACATGTTATCCTTCATGTAGTCGATGCACTCTATGCCGCCGCTGGTGTAGTGGTCTGGTTTGTTGATGTTGTCTTTGGTGTCCACAGTTGAGCCTCGTTTGTGTCAAAGTTATATTCATGTGGTCTAAGGATACGCGCACATCTGGCCTGTACGATGGCCTCAGTCTCTCCAAAGCCAGCCTTCTTAAAAGCACCAACAATGGCATCCCAAGGGTCCATCTCCTGTGCTAATATTTTAGCTGCCTTCACTGGTCCTACGCCTGTGCAACCTTTGTAGTTGTCAGTCGCATCACCTGTTAAGATTTGCATATGAAGATTGTAGTCTGCTTCCTCTTGGGTAACCTCAAAGAAGCCTTTCTCTTTATCCCAATGCGTTCCTGAGATTGTAAGGAGGTCCTTATCTTTACTTACAATCACACAGTTTGGGATGTCAGAATAAAGGCCTATGGCATCATCAGCCTCAATGTTCTCAAGCATGATGGCGTCATAGTTATCTAGGAGATGTTCGCGTAACCACTTCAATAGCAGGGGCTTACGCTTGTCGGTCCTGTTACCCTTGTAGTCTGGGAGAACATCTTTCCTGTAGTTCTTTGGACCTGTGATGAATAGCTTTACATCATCAGCGTCAGTACCTTCCCACACCGTGGCATACTGGCTGATGAAGGATGCTAAGGCGTCCTGTTCATGGGCGTGTAGGGTCCAGAGACCTTCACCCCAATCCACAGGCTCCTCACATACTGTGGCTGCTTGGTAAACAAGGATGTCACCATCCAGTAGAACCGTCCTCTTTGTCTTCTGCTTCACGCATATCCCTTTCAGTGATTACTTGTATTCCAGCGGTTACCTGTTTGTACTCAAGCACAGCCTCAACAATGAACTTGAAGCTCAAGGCCAGCGATACGACTAAGAACGCACAGGTCATAATTAGATGAAGGATGAATGTTATTGTCATAACACCTCATCAATTTTCATACGCACAACCATATTGAACTGGTCGTTACCGAGAGATGCTAAACGCCTAAGGTCCTTCAGTGCTTGGGTAAGCTCCTCACACTTTGGGCATGGTTTTTCTTTTAAAGGTGGTGGTTGTTTACGTGCTGCCATTTAAGAGCCTTTCCATTTATTGCACTTGTGCAAGTATTTAGTCACGATGTTTCTTCCAACTGAAGTCCCTTGTCGCAACATCGAAATCAAGTATTTGAACACCCAGCTTTTTCTGAAAAGGTGAGCGAATAGAAGCGACATTATAATCCCTCTCTCTGCGTATAGCTTTGACATCAATGAGGGTGACTGAACCGCTGGCATCCATAGCAATAAGATCAACGGGGCCAGTGCAACAAGTGTTTCTATAAACATGTAGTCCTTGGTCTAAGAGGTAAGTGATTGAGTAGTATTCCGCTATGTCCCCAAGGACATTTGGGTCAGTGTGTCTCTGCCCAGTTTGCTCCGACCTTGTACTCACCGTCGAGTGGAAGTCTGATGGAGTAATACTGTCCAGAAAGTTTAATTGCTTCGATGCAGAGTAGTCCAATGTCATTAGCTACTTGTTCCCTTACTAGCACTTGCACCTCATCGTGAACGTAGGCCACCTGTTGGTAGTCCACGCCTTCAACAAAGCCGTTCTTATTTAGTAGGTCATGGAACAACACCACCCACCGCTTACACAGTATCGCACCACAGGATTGTAGGAGAGAATTGAGCGCAGCATGGGAGTGGCGAATAGGAACATTCCTACCGTCTATGCCCTTGATGTACCCTTGCTTTGCCTTGTCCTGCACTGCGGTTCTTAGCTTCTTGATTGCTGGTGTAGCTTTGAAATACTTACGCTTGAGCGCAGCCCCTTCCTTCTTACCACCACCAACAATAGAACCTATTTTCTCATCACCCCCACCATAAAGTAGGGCGTACTGGAATGTTTTTGCGTTATTTCTCGACAGGCCTGTAGCGTCTGCCGTGGCTTGGTGGATGTCACCTTCCAATAGGATGTCAGCATACTTGCCCTCATCCCAAGCAGAAACGTAATGGGCTAATGTTCTCAATTCTAATCCAGAAACATCGCAGCCCATGAGCAGCCATCCCTTAGGGGCATGAAACAACTCACGACACTCCCAACCATACTTGGCATTGACACTAGGAACTTGCCCAGTGTTTGGATTGCTATGGGTGCAGCGTGAAGTCACACATCCCATAGTGTTTACCCTGCCGTGTAGCTTGCCATCCTTAGACAGCTTGAGCCATGCTTGGTTACCCTCTGCTAACTGACCAATCCTTTTCTGGATCAGCAAGTACTCAGCTAACAGCTTGGCCTCTGGGTACTCCAAGGACCCCAAGACCTTATCGTCTACCCTAGGCTCATCGGTCTCAGTGAATAACTCAGGCTCCCACCCGTACTTATGGGTGAGCCTCTGGGCTATGTGATGCCGACTAGCTGGGTTAAACGTAGTTCTCTTGATCTTGGTGTAGGGTGTATCCTTCCACACTGACTGCCTGTCTACTGACTTGTATTTGATACTACGCTTGGGAGTGATGATGCCTACAGGCTCCCACCATGACCCAAAGGTATCTACCAACTCATTGTAGATATCCTGTCTGCGTGTACTGAGACGGGAGTAAAGCTTGACAGCCTTATCCTCATCTAAGGGGAACCCATTGTCAGTCTGCTTTAGGCAGATGGAATGTATGTCATGCTCTAGGTCTATAGCATCCTGACTACACTTCTGCTTTAGGCATAGTTGATACAGACGGTAGTTTAGTTCCACATCCTGTTCGCAGTAGTCTAGCATCTCCTCGCTAAACTCTGACCAATCGGTGCTTTCACCAAAGCTGTCTTTAAGGTCACCTAACCTCTGGCCCCAAGCCTTGAGGCTATGGGAGCCAATGAGCTTTGGTATCAAGCGGCCCTCTCTATGAAGCTTAAAGTCTTTTTCGCGGCGGTCAGGCCACAGTAGACGGGACAGAACTAATGTGTCTGTGAGTTTACACTGTAAACTTTCACCAAATAAATCAGGGAAAAACTTACGCATCACAACCATATCATATGCCACAATGTTATGGCCTATTAGTTCTTTAGCCATTGAGAGTAGCTTGGCACCATCGGGTATCATACCCCAATAGAACCTGTAGACAGCCTTAGTGTCTACGTCCTTAGCTACGATGCAGTGGATTACAGTTGGGTCAAGACCATCGGTCTCTATGTCGAATACAAGTCTCATAGTTTAGTCCTCTCTCAGGAGTAACTTGTTGCATAAGTGGATGCTTTAGTTGTCAAGAATATACTGACGTAATCGGTCTGCCATTTCCTCAAGCTTGTCAGCGGTATCAGCAATGCTGCCACAGTCAAATGCTGTCTTAACAGTTTCCATATATAGTGCGTCCCAAGTAAAGATAATTGCCTCCTCGCTATCGTTACTACCATCGATGTAAGGGTATATTTCTACACCCTCGTCACCGAAAAGAACTTCTAGTTCTATATCTAATCTAACCTTGTTACTCATTCTTTATCCCTAGACCTTCTCTGGTAGTTTAATGCACAACGATACGATCTCTGCATAAGGATCAGGCGCAGTATTATAGAGCCTTTGGTAATCCATTTCTTTGTAGACCAAGCAGTGTTTTTCAGTAGTGAATACAGCATTAGGTGCGTGTACTTTGTAGCCTCCCATGTGGATTAAGATTACAATATAAACAAACATTAAAAGTCCTCTGTAGTGGTGAAGGTTTCATCACTAGGCATAGAGACCTCATTCATACGGCCTGTATGTTTGTCGTACTCTAGGTGTGTTGCTATGCCTGTCTCTCCCGTCCATCTATTCTTTAATATTCTGACGGTAGTGATGTTGCTGTTCTCAAGGTCTTGTTGGTTTCGTTCACAGCCTATGACCATATCTGACAACTGGCCTATTGCTGCGCTGCCTCTAAGCTGGCTCAAGCTTGTGACATTACCTTCCTCATGTCCCTTACCGTCTGGACGCTTGAGGTGACTGACAAGAATGAGGCCAATCTTTAGCTCCTCGCACAGGCCACGTAGCAGGGTCATCAACTTGTCAATCAGCTTACGCTCATCGCCACCCTCCATACCTGAGGACACAACGATTGAGATGTGATCAAGTATGATGAAGCCACAGTTACAGCCGTTAGCTAAGTAACGTATTTTGTCTAAGAGATTGTCAGCCTCTGTGGACCCCCAATGATCGTACAGGAACACGCGGCCTGTACCTAGGGTACTGTCAAATGCCTCTAGCTTCTCCTCTGGTGTGACCTCGACGTTGAGGTGAAGGGGTTTGTTAGCTGCTATAGCCATCAGGCCTAGTGCGCTTCTCTTGATGCTCTCCTCTAATGCTACGATGCCTATGGTCTCACCCTGCGTTAACAGGTGGTGTGAGAACTCACGACACAGTTGGCTCTTGCCGATCCCAGACCCAGCGGTAACGGTAACGATCTCCCCCTTGCGTAAGCCTTGGGTCTTCTCGTTGAGGCCGTGGTATGGGTAGCTCCAACTCTCAGCATCATTCGCTAGGTTGATCTCATCCCATAGGTCAGAGCCATTAAGGATACCGTCAGGTCTATTCTCCTTTGCATCCCACACAGCCCTGACCAACTCATCAGTCCTACCCTCTACCAACATCTCGTTGGCATCCTTCAAGGGTAGATTAACTATACGGCTCTTGGATGGTGGTAGTAGGGAAGCACATTCTTTGGCTGCTTTTCTACCCGCATCGTCTTGATCAAAACAGAAATTAACTTTTTGGAATTTGTTAAGCCACTCCAAATTTTTCTGCACTGATTTCTTTGCACCCGCTGCCCCATTAGGGATTGAGACAACGGGCCAACTCTTCATAGTTTGCTGCAAGGATAAAGCATCTAGCTCACCCTCAACAACAGTCACCATCTTGCCACCGTCAGGCCATAGGTGCTGTCCATAGAGGGTGGCTGACTTAGTATCTCCTATGAAAAGAAAGTCTTTGTTAGCAAAGCGCAACTTCTGCGCCACCGTCTGCCCTTGTGCGTCTTTGTAGTTAGCGACATGACACTTCTTGCCATTGAAATCTGACAAGTGGTAGTCCCACTTTTTACAGGTCTCTTCGCTAAGTTTACGTCTGTTCAAAGGGACATAACTGTCCCGCTCAACTAACTGAGTAGTTGCCATTTTAACCTCACGTTTTAAAGGGGTATGTTCTAAGTCAGCGTGTTGATAATGCTGACACACAAAGCAGTAACCATGCCCGTCATCGTAGAGGGCGAACCCATCTCTTGATGTACATTTTGGACAAGGTTGATGCGCTACGAAAGAGCTTTCTTCTCGTTCTTCAACCATTCTTTTACGTTGAAACAGGGACATGCTTTTGCGGCAAAACTATTATGCCCGTCCACATCAGCCTCTGGGTAATCAGCCTGTAGCTGACTGACCAGTTCATCCAACTGCTTCCATTGCTCCTTTGTATAGTTACACTCAGGATCACCATTGGCATCAAGGCCACCAATCATAGAAATACCTATGCTGTGTTTGTTCTTGCCTTTGACATGTGCGCCTACCTCTTCAAGCTTGCGCCCTGTCTCTAGCAATCCGCTACGGTTGATGACGTAATGATATCCAATCTTTCGCCAGCCCCGTTTGCGGTGCCACTTGTCAATGATGTCTGCATTACATTCCTGATCAGCTTTGGTGGCTGAACAGTGAACTACGATCAGATTAATCTTTCTCATTTACCCACTCCTTTGGGACAAAAGTTTCTGCATACAGGAAGCCGTACTTCTCGCACCAATCGGCGCAAGTCATTGTGCTACCTTGAACTTTGGAATTAAGCCTCTGAAATACAAACCGAAATTCACGGTCTGGGTGTTGTTCTTTGAGGTTTCTCATCTTCCGCTGATCAGCAGATTTGAACCAGCCTTTGGCTTCTACGATGATGCCATTGGGTAGAATAAAATCAGCAACATATTTGCGCTCGACAAAGTAAGGTATCCGCTCTTGTTCATAGGTGTAGTCGGTACATTTTTTGTCGAGATCAGCAGCTAGGTTGCGCTCTAAACCTGATCGAAATTTAGTATCTTTAGAAGTCCCCAGTATCGTCGGTTTGACGGGGGGTTTCTTCTTCGTTGGTGAAGTCTTCATCGTTTTGTTTTACATCGCTTTCGGAGAACTCGTAGCCATCCTCAACGTCGAACTTAAAGCTACCTTTGACATCAATTAGTTGCGCTGCTGTAAGCTTCAGCGATACCCCTGCACCAGCCATAGCTGTGTAGTAAGGGTACATATCAAACGCTACCTTCATCACTGAACCGTTACCTACTTCGATGGGTTCCCGAATGGGTTTACCTTTGGCATCTACTACGGCTGGTTTCTTTTTAAGTGGACCGTTCTTGGTCTGGACTACTGCCTTCTGTTTGAATTTAAATTCAATGTCACCAGTGGCATTACCCTGCTCGTCATACACTTCTTTGTAAGGCGGGTTTGCTGGCTTGATTGAACCCTTTTTTGTGGGGTTTTCTTTCTGTGCTTTCTCAAGCGATACGTTCAACTGTGCATCAATTTTAGATACAATATCAACAGCTCGATCAGCACGGAGGGTCAGTGCCACACTGTACTCTCCAACATCACTGAATTTGAAATCAGGTGTGAAAAGTTTCGCCCACATTGCTGTGCCTTTAGGTGTAGTTATAGCCATTAATTATCCTTCGTAGTTTCATCGTTTAGATTATTGGTATAGCGGTCATGCTTGACGTGCTTCTTTTCAAACGCATCAAAATTATGACCCATCTCCTGTAGCTTAATGATCATATCAACAGGCACTTGTTGCCCCCGCCTGATCATCAACGCAGCTACTGCTTCGATACTCATTTTAAACCTTTCCAAGTTTCGTAGGGACTATAGTGTCCATTATTACATCCACAAGTGGAAGCACTTTAATACTAGGAAAAGAAGAACTCACTCTCAGTAACCTTAGTGATATCCAAGGTCCCCATCTTTGGTGGCTCTGGTACTTTATCTACGATCTCTAAGATACTTTCTCGCAAGTCACTTAGAGGGTTATTGTTTATATACATATCAACGAAGGCCTCGCGTAGTGATGCAAATAATACATCAGTACAATTCTTCCCGTTTGATAACTCACCTGCATGAACCGCATAGCTGTCGTGGATCATACAAAAGTCGGTTAGTCCTCGCTGTCTGCATAGGTTGATGGTCTTTGTCATCGCACTTGCATCCAAACTGTGAATAAAATTAGGACTAGAACCGTTAACTGATCTTCTCCGATCTAATTTTCCTTCTGTTGTTTCTCTGAATTGAGGCTTCACCAGCACACCATCGATGTGGGTGGTGACCCTCTTACTTGTTAAGGCCTCATAGTTCTGACTAACAAAGGCACCTGTTGGTGTCTGCCAAGCCATAGGGAAGCCAGCCTTGCTTGCTAAGGAAGCAATGCCTTGTACCCAATCCATAACCTTACGGGCTGACACAACCACCTCGCTGATTGACTCCCAAAGGATACGCGAAAGGTAATTGCTGGCCTCAAAGTACTTACCCTCAAAGACATCAGGTTTCCCGTCTGCCAGTTGGTCATGGATGTACTCTTCGATGTACCCACGGCAGCTAAAGAGCCTACCACCATAAGGCACAACCATTACTGGTCTCTTTGTACACTTTCTGGTGACCCCAAACTGCAACCACTTGGTAGCCACAGGGTCATCGCGCTTCTCTAGCTCCTCAACACAGGCATCAGCCACCTCTTGGTAGATATCGTTAGGCATTGCGCTGGGCATGAGATTAGTGGCCTCACCACCGCGATAATCCCTAGCCAATGCGCTCAAGTGCTGGATACCGTTGTTACACCCGTCTAAAGCGATTGGTAGTTTGCTCTCAAAATTTTCGCCCAAAATACTTTGCCCCTGCCACTCAAAACAGAAGGCAAGGAACTGCCAAGGCTTATCAGCATCACACCATTCTTTGTAGACCATAGGGTCTTCAGCACACTTGATGATCCAAGGGCTATTCTCCCTCACCCAATCGTATCGCTGTTGCAGGGTAATCTTATCCTCACCATAAGTGTTGGCACCCTGTACTGCTAACCAGAAAGCACCCCTCTTGCCCAATTTGCGGCCCTTAGAGAAGTGAAGGAGAGCTTTGGAAGGGTCAGCCCCCTGAGGGCTAAGAAAGGCACTGGTGACGTACTTTCTGAACCTAAAGTCATTCTGGTAGACAAAGTACATCTCATCAAACTCTTTGTACTTCTCAGCAATCTGTAGGGTCCTAGTGGTTGCTAGGCGTTTAGACATTGAACGGGCATTGAACTGGTACACCCGCGTTGCTGCCTTTTTCCAATCCTTGAACTTAATAGCATCAGCCTCGTTGAGGTTCTTAGTGTCCTTGTCAGGGCTAAAGGGGAATGGTGGTAGAGGGCTATCCTCACGGCTCACCAAGCCACCCCAAGACAGGCCTGTACTCCAACACTCCTGCATGAACTCAAGGATGGGCTGATTGATCTGAAACTTAGAGCCTTGCAAGGTATTGATTGCTGAGTACTCCTCAGGCATCGGGTAATACTGCATATCCTCAAAGTAGTTGAGATTGCTGGTCTTGATCAGAGGAACATTGAATAGCTCTGCCGTGTAGAAGCCACCATCGATGGGAGTAGTCCAATCCTTTGGTTTGATCACACAGGGGCCGTAGCTGTTGCATAGGGCCTCACCTCTGCCATTCACCTTATTGATCCATTCCAGAGTGCCTTCAGTGCCTCTAATCATTAAGACGGTCTTGTTGCGACCAACAGTCTGTGTCTCAATCTTGATCAAGCCTGTAGTTTGGATAACCAAATCGATAAGCTTACAGCCTAGGGTCATCTTCTCATGCTTGTTCCAAGCCTCGGCCACGGTTAGCTCTAGGCGGGTAAGT